GCGTACGCCGAGCGTCTCGACGCTCAGACGCTCATCGGTTCCGGCTCGGCCGGCCAGCACCGTGGCCTGCTCAACGTGTCGGGCATCGGCCTGCAGACCTACTCGGTCACGACCATCTCGACGTTCTTCAGCAAGCTCGCTGGCAACCTGAACGACGTCGCCACGAACCGGCTCCGCCCGGCCACGGTCGTCATCATGCACCCCCGCCGCTGGCACGCCCTCGTGGCAGCGTCGGACTCGCAGAGCCGCCCGCTCGTCGTCCCGGCGGCGCTGTCGCCGTGGAACGCCGCTGCTGTCGGCGGGACCGGCTCGCAGGAGTTCGTCGGCACTATCGCCGGTGGCCTGCCGGTGCTCGTCGACGCCAACGTCCCCACCAACCAGGGCACGTCCACCAACGAGGACCGCGTGTTCGTGGCTCGCGTCGAGGACTTCGCCCTGTGGGAGGAGAACGGCGGCACGCCGCGAGTGTTCAACTTCGAGCAGACGCAGGGTCCCGGCGTCATCCGTCTCGCCGTCTACGGCGTGTCGGCATTCACCGCCGGCCGTTACCCGTCGGGCATCTCGATGATGACCGGCACCGGTCTGGTCGCTCCGAGCTTCTGACCGACCTGCAAGTCGCCCCCGGACCGGTTTCTGCCCTGGTCCGGTCCGGGGGTTCAGGGCAACACCAGGGCAAGACAAGGACAGGGCACCATGGCAAACCTTCGCGCTCGCGCGACCGCCCCCCGCAAGGCTGCGGTTGAGCGGATCATGCTCGGCTGGATCAGTTCCGGCCAACCGTCAGCGCACACGATGCGCACCCTCATCGCGATGGCGATCTGGGACGGCATGTTCGGCGGTAAGCACCTCCACCACCAGAAGCCGCAGACGGCGATCATCGGTGGCACGCTCATCACCAACAGCCGCAACACGCTCGTGCGTCAGTTCCTCGAGATGGAGGACGGCCCTGAGTGGTTGCTGATGGTCGATGACGACCAGTGTTACCCCGAGCACATGCTCGACGGGCTGATGGCCTGCGTCGATCAGGTGCAGCGACAGACCGGGCAGATGTGCCTGACGATGTCCGTGCCCGTCTGGCGATTCGAGGGCCGCAGAAACGAAGACGTGCGGGTCGTGCCCAACGTGTTCGAGCTTGCCGAAGAAGGCCCAGCGATCGAACGACCGATGGAAGAACTGCCCGAGCATTCGGTAATCCAGGTCGCAGCGATCGGCGCCGGCTGCCTCATGGTCCACCGCGAGGCGCTGCTGCGGGTGCGCGAGATCGCCGCCGAGCAGGGCATCGGCGAGGACAACTGCTGGTTTTGCCAGCCCCCCGGCGTCACGCTCGGCGAGGACATCTGGTTCTGTCGCCTACTCGCAGCCTCAGGCATCCCGCTGTACGTCACGACGACGCTCGGCGTGTTGGAGCACGTCAAGGAGATCCGACTCGACCGGGCGATGCCCGCCGGCACGGTGACGATTTGACCGCCGTGGCAGTGATCGTCCCCGTCATGCGCCGCCCGCACAACGCTGCGCCGTTCATGCGGTCACTGGTGCTCACCACCGAGCAGGCAACGGTCTACGCCATCGCCGACGCCGACGACACCGACACGGCCGACGCCTGGCGTGATGCCGGTGCGACGGTCATCACGTCGACCGGCACCTCGTTCGCCATCAAGGTCAACGACGGATACCGGGTGACCTCCGAGCCGTGGCTATTCATCGTCGGCGACGACGTGCGCTTCCACCCTGGCTGGTTGTCGAACGCTCTCGGCCACGCCGACGGGTTCGACGTCGTCGGCACCAACGACCTCCTCACCGGCAGAGTCGTCACCGGCCAGCACGCCACGCACTTCTTCGTACGTCGCACCTACGTCGACACGGTCGGCGCATCATGGGACGGCCCCGGCGTCGTCTGCCACGAGGGCTATCACCACTGGTTCGTCGACGACGAGCTCGTCGGCGCCGCCCGCCAGCGTGGCCTGTGGCGTTCGGCGTTGTGCTCGATCGTCGAGCACGTGCACCCGCTCAACGGCGCCGCACCGACCGACGAGGTGTACGAACTCGGCCAGAGCCACGCCACCGAAGATCAGACGCTCTTTGCTCAGAGAGCGAGGGCGCATGGACTGGCAGCTTGACATTGAGGCGACGGTCGAGGCGACGAAGCGCCAACACGCCGAAGGCTGCGTGAAGATCGCCGAGGATCTGGACCGGTATCGGGCCGTGATCGCCAAGGTGCGCCCGACGCTGATCGTGGAATGCGGCACCTTCTCCGGCGGGTCGGCGCTGTGGTTCGCCGACGTCGCTGACTGCCCCGTGGTGACCTTCGATGTGAAGGACAGCACGTCGCCCGACATTCGGGAGAAGTGGGCAGGCCGAGTCACCTACGTGCTCGCCAGTTCGACAAGCAGCGAGGCGCGCCGCCTGGTGCGCATGGTGGTCGGGCCGACGGACCGGATGATGCTGGTGCTCGATTCCGACCATGCGGCACCGCACGTGATGGCCGAGCTCGACGCTCACGCCGACCTGGCGACGTACATCGTTGTTGAGGATGGCGTCGTTCGCTGGATGGGCGAAGCAGAGCAGCGCCTGTATGTCGGCAACCCGCTCGACGCGATCGAGGCATGGTTCCCCGATCACCACGAGTGGGCCGAGGATCACGACGTCGCACAGATGTCGTCAGTGAGCATGCACCCTCGCGGGTGGTGGATGAGGGGCACTCAATGAACTGGACACCTGACCCGTTCCCGCACGCCGTCGGCACGTTGTTCGACGCTGACCTGCTGCGTCGGGTGGTGGCCGAGTTCCCGACCGCCGACGCTCCCGGCTGGAAGCGGTACAACTCCGACGCCGAGCTCAAGCTGGAAGGCCCGCCTCCCATGTGGGGCGAGGCGACGCAGCACTACTTCGCCGAGCTCGGCGCGATGGGCGACTTCCTGTCGGACCTGACCGGCATCGCCGATCTGTCGATGGAGGTCGTCGGCGGTGGCTACCACCTCATCCCGCCCGGTGGCTACCTCGACGTGCACACCGACTTCAATCGGTCGCCGCACTCGTCGCTGTACCGTCGGCTGAACGTGCTCACCTACCTGAACGACGGCTGGACCGAAGCTGACGGCGGCTACCTCGAACTGTGGGACGACGACGGCCTAGCGCTGGGCATCGCCCCGGAGTTCGGCACCACGGCGATCTTCGAGACGTCGGACCGTTCGTGGCACGGCCACCCGGTGCCGACGAACCGGTGGCGCCGCAGCGTCGCCGCATACTTCTTCTCGCCCGAGCCGCCGCCCGGATACCGAGCCGACCATTCGACGGTGTGGCATGCATGACGCCGTGACCGACTTCGTCGGCCGTCACGCTGACACCAGCGGCCGAGTGATGGAGATCGGCTCCCGCAACATCAACGGCAGCGTCCGCTACCTGTTCGCCGACGCCGCCACCTACGTCGGCGTCGATCCGGTCGACGGGCCCGATGTCGACATCGTCGGCGACGGCGCAACGATCGAGGTGCTGTTCGACTCGTTCGACGTCGTGGTGTGCACCGAGGTGCTTGAGCATGTCGACGACACGATCGCCGCCGCCATCATCGCCAACGCTCACCGGCACCTCGTGCCCGGTGGCCGGTTCGTGATGACCTGCGCCGGCCCTGGCCGTGGTGCTCACTCGGCTATTGACGAGCGCCCGATCCGGCCGTGGGAGTTCTACCGCAACGTCGACGACGTCACCCTCGCCGTGTGGCTCGCGAGCGCCGGGTTTCAACGGTGGGAGATCGAACCGCTCGGCGCCGATATGCGCTGCGTCGCCTGGAAGGACTGACCGATGCCCCACTACTTGACCGTCGCAGCATTGAAGTCGTGGGCGCGCAACGAGATCGCCACTGATGACGATGCGCTCATCAGTGCAGCGATCGACGCCGCGGTGCACTGGATCGACAACACCTGCCAGCGGCGGTTCGTGGTCGCCACGACGGCAACAGCCCGCACCTATGCGCCGACGTCGGAGCAGGTGCTCCGCATCGACGACTGCACGTCGGTGACGATCGTGTCGAACAACGGCACCACGGTCGCCGCCAGCGGCTACCAGCTGGAGCCGTTGAACGCTCCGACCCGCTTCAATGAGGCATGGCCTTACACCACGATCCGGTTGCTGACTGGCACGTCGTGGGACACCGGCACCTACGTCGGCCAGGCGACCGCCACGATCACGGCAACATGGGGATGGGCCGCCATTCCGCCGCCGGTCATGGAGTCGGCCAAGATCCTCGCCAAGGACGTGCTCGCCAACCGCGACCTCCGCTTCGGCATCGCTGCGGTGTCGGGTGACGGCTTCGGCATCTCGGCTCGGGCGAACGGCACCGTCACGGCGCTGCTCGCACCGTACCGGCGGGCCGAGTCGTGGGGCATCGCGTGAGCGGCCTCACCCTGTCGGAGATTCGCGAGGCGTTGGCGACGACGATCCGCAACAACGTCGACCGTCAGGTCACGGTGCGTGCCTACCCGCCGGGCGTCGACGGCCCGTCAATGCTGATCGAGCCTGCCACCGACTACGTCGACTACCACCTGTCGTTCGGCTCGGCCGGATTGGCGGCGGTGCGCTTCGTGGTGACGGTCGACCCCGGCGGCACCGAGGCCGAATCGGCAGCGATCCGCCTTGATGACTTCTGCTCGGTCGGCACCGGCAACGGCTCGTCGATCGTCGACGCGATCCAGTCCGACCGCACGCTCGGCCTCGTCGGCTGCGACGTGTTCGTCGAGTCGATCGAGGTCGACGCCATCACCATCACCGCCCGGTTCTCGGTGACGGTGAACATCTCCAAGATCGGAGCGTCCGTCTGATGCCTGCCTTCGTGAATGCCAACATGGAGATCCTGGTCGACACGATCGACCTCGCCGGGTTCGCCTCACAGGCACAGTTCGACTCGGTCGCCGAGCAGGTCGAGGTGACGACACTGACGTCGAACTGGCGCCAGTACATCCCCGGCCTGAACACTCACTCACTCAGCGTGACCGGCTACCAGGACTTCGACGCCACCGCCGTCGATCAGCTGCTCACGGGCACCGGCACCGGTCAGAACGTGGTGACGATCTGCCCGATCAACAGCGGCGCAACGGTTGCCGATCCGGCGTTCATGTTCACCGGCCGCACCACGACCCGCACGCCGCTCACCGGATCGGTCGGTGACGCCGCCGGGTTCACGTTCGACTGGACCGGCGATGGCCGTGCCGTGCGCGGCCAGGTGCTCCACCCGCTCGCCGCTCGGACCTCGAGCTCGTCGGGCACGGCTGCGACGTTCACGACGCCGATCACCGGGCAGTCGATCTGGGCGACGTTCCATGTGCTCGCCCTGTCGGGCACCTCGACGCCGACGATCACCTTCACCATCCAGACCGACGACAACGGCGGCTTCTCGTCGCCGACGACCCGCATCACGTCCAACGCCTTCACGGCGATCGGCTCGCAGTTCGCCTCGGTCGCCGGCCCCTTCGCTGGCGAAACCCACATCCGGGTTTCGTGGACGATCTCCGGCGGCACGCCGTCGATGACCTTCTTCGTCGCCGCCGGCGTCAACTGACCCCCCAATCCCCCCAACCCTGAAAGGCGGCTCCCATGGCTGCATTCGTTCTGTCATCTGCAACGGTGCTCGTGGGCACCGCCTGGACCGGCACCGCTCCCGGTGCGGCCGTCGCCGCCACGGGCACGATCAACTCCTCGGTGGACATCTCGGCGCTCGTCACGTCGGTCGAGTTGTCGCTCCAGACCGACGAGGTCGAGTTCACCAACTTCGCCAGCGCCGGCTGGCGCCAGAAGACGTCGGGCCTCCAGATGGGCACCGTCGGGCTCACGCTGAACGACGACTACGCGGCGTCGCTGTCCGATGCCATCTTCGGCCTCGGTGGCACGCTGGGCATCATGTCGGCGAACTCGACGGCGACGCTCTACATGGACATCAAGCCCACGTCGGCGGCTCGCAGCGCAACGAACCCGAGCTACGTGCTTCGGTTCCTCAACCTCGGCGGCAGCATCGTCGGTGGCAGCGTCGGCTCGCTCGCCCTCAAGACCCTGTCGTTCCCGACGACCGGCGTTGTCACTCGCCTGACGAGCTGATGGCCGACTCGGCCGACTCGTTCATCGCCCGACGGCTCAACCCGTTCATCGACGAGCTCGAGGGCGCCAAGCTCAAGGCGCTCGCCGACAACAACACCTGGTGATCGCAGCCACGTCAGGAAGTGTAGGTGCCCCATGCCGGACATGATCCAGATCGACGGGCTCAAGGACGTCTCCGCCGCACTGAAGCGGATGCAAGACCCCGAGGCGTCGAAGTCGTGGCGGGTCACGAACCAGAAGATCGCGCAGCTCGTCGTCAACGAAGCCCGCGCCGGTGCGTCGACTCGACTGCAACGGCGGGCGGCGCGCACGGCGCTCGACCCGATCACGACATCGACGGGCGCCGCCGTGAAGCTGTCGGCGTCCGACTTCGAGGGCGCGCTCGGTGCCGAGTTTGGCGCCGACCGCAACCAGCGACGCTACGTCCGTGGCAAGCAGGGCCAGCGCAAGGGCTGGAACCAGTTTCAGCCCTGGCGAGGCAACGACGCAGGCGCCGGCTACTTCCTGTGGCCGGCGATCCGTCGCAACAGTGACGCGATCCAGAGCGAGTACGTCAAGTTCTTGCTGAGGCTGTTCGACGAAAAGGGGTAGCCCGTGGCCGGTAGCAATCGTGACCTGACGATCCGGTTCCTCGGCGACTCCAAGGGACTTGTCCGGGCAGCCAAGGACGCCATCAGCGGGCTTGATGACACGGAGAACAAGGCGCAGGCCGTTGCCAAGGCGCTTGTCCGCATGGCCGACCAGTCTGAGGCCGAGATGCGTGATGCCGCCTCGGCGGCCGAGGCGCTGGGCGCTTCGATCGGCGACGAACTGCGCGCCGACATCGAGCGGGCCGGTGGCAGTATCGACGGGTACGTCGCCGACCTCAGGCGTGCCGGGCTGACATACGACGAGATCCGAGCCGACGCCGACGCGCTCGGTGACGCACTGAAGCGCACGGCGCAGGCTGGCAAGAACGTCGGCGACGACATCAACGTCGGCGCCAAGTCTGCTTCCGAGGGCCTGGGCAAGGTCCGCCAGGAGGGCGACCAGTCGCGTTCGGTGCTTGCCAACATGGTCGGCAACTCGGCCCAGGATCTCGGCGAGCTCGGCGGCATCGCTGGCACGCTCGGCGTCGGCCTCGGTCAACTCGGCGAGTACA